GTGGCTTCTTTGAGCAACTGTTTGATACCGAAAGTGGCGTGCTCACTCATGTAGCTAGTTCTGACGATCTAGCTGCGACTAAAGTCGCACAGATTGTCAGGGCCATAGTCCAGATTTCTGGGCTGTGTGGCAAGCTCTTCGAGGTGTGTTCCGATAAACGGAATGAAGCCGCGATGAAGCGCTACATTGAGAATGACTCAATGGTCCGTTTGCACGATGGGTTGCGAGAAACGAAACTCGCTGAACAAGGTCTTCATAAGAATGACCTTAGACTCATCATGCATCTGCTGTTTGGACGAGTTTTGACTGAGGCCAATGAGGCCATTCGTCGAGACGAGCTCAAACCGCATCATGGACCTGGGAGTACTGCTGACCGGCTTCTGGGAAACCAGAAATGGCAGCAGCCCCAGTGGCCCGAGAGATTGGAAACCGTTTTCCCGTATGGGAGATGGGCATACAACTCTTGGCTGAACTATCTTGATGATGTTCAGTTTGGCCGCATTGAGGACCCTGGTCCTGAGATTCCTTGCAAGGTAATCTCAGTTCCTAAGACGCAGAAAACGCCAAGAATTATCGCAATCGAACCTACGCATATGCAATATATGCAGCAGGGTGTGCGCGGTGTTCTTGAGAAGGCTATCGCGAATGATTCATATGCGACAGCCGTGATGGGATACTCTGACCAAACGCTTAACCAGCGTATGGCGAGAGAGGGGTCCATTACAGGACTCCTCGCAACACTCGATTTGAGTGATGCATCCGATCTCGTTTCCTACGAGCTTGTTGACTATTTGTTCAAGGATTGGCCCGCTTTGCGGGTTGCTCTTTGGGCAACTAGATCTCAGCAAGCCCGTGTGCTTGATCAGGTCATAGACCTGGCCAAGTTCGCGAGTATGGGGTCTGCACTGTGTTTCCCAATCGAAGCGATGGTCTTTTCGGTCATCGTCTTCGCCGGGATTTATGCAGGGCTTGGGCGCAACACAGAACTCAGGACTCTCAAACGAGAGCTTGAGGGTAGAGTGCGAGTCTACGGAGACGATATTATCGTTCCTGTAGAACATGCCCAATCCGTAGTCGATTGCCTAGAGGCTTGTGGCCTCAAAGTAAATCGAGCCAAGTCTTTCTGGAGTGGTTACTTCAGAGAGTCTTGCGGTAAGGAGTACTGGCGTGGCCATGACGTTACATACGTCAAGCTTCGGCACAGACTCCCGACCCTGCGGAAACCCTTGTCCGAGG